GCTCAGAAGCCATCGCCGCACCCCACCCGTCGATGCACCGATCTGATCCGCTGCCACGCGATAGAAACCAGTATTCAGGTCGCTTGCAAAGGCCATAGAGGGCAATGCCGCCGAACCATTGGCCAGCTCGGTTGCAAAGTCCGTCTGCAAAAAGTCCGCCATCTCTTCAACGTAGGTCAACAGATCGGGGAACGCCCCAAGGTATCCTTGAGCGTCTGCCGCAAAGTCTGGGTCGCCCAAAACAGGCGGATCGTTCGGGAATACAAATGTCGTTGGCCGAGGCATCAGGTTGCTCCTGTTATTGAAAGGGTCGCTTGTGTTGTTCCGCCGCCCTCAAGCGCAGGAAAGAAGTCATCAACCACGCCGTACACGCTAACGTAGAAATCGGTCATTTCAGGGCCGGGGTAGAAGTAAGCGGGCGCGCCTCTAGCGTCTTCAAGTGCGCGCTGGATACGGTGGTTTGCCCGCGTCTCGAAAGACAACTCCCACTCTGCTCGCCGTGCCGTGGGGCGCTTCACGATGGTGATGTTTCCGAAGTCGTCAATCTCCTTACGGCTGTAGTCTGTAAAGCCACTGCGCGTTCCAGATAGGAGCGTGCCGAGCGACTCGGCTTTTCCCGCGACGATCTCCGAGACCTCAGCCGTGCCTCCGATTGTCGAGATTGTGATCTCGACCCTGAAGCCAGACAGCGCGCCGATGTCGTTGAACACGATTTCGGGATCGTAGCTGCCATCATACGAGAAGAAGTCCAGCCAGCTTGTAATGCCGCTCACGTCGATCAGGTCTTGTGTCATGTCGTAGCGAACCGTCGACGATCCGTCCTTGACTATCACCCGAACAAATGTTCCGACCAGCCCAATAAATGCCACGCTGTCGAGCCGCTGCGGTGTGGTCAGAACGTACTCAATCGTATCCGGGTTGGTGACGCTTTGGCCCAGAGATGTATCAAAAGCACGCCATCGGTTCGTGCTGCCGACCACCAACCAAAATGTAGGCACGTTGGCAGGCAGAGTTGGATCATTGCCAGTGTTGCCAGCGGACACGCTCTCATAGATCTTGTGGGTTGTCGTTGAAATAACCCGATCACCTTGAGCGTATGTTGTGCCAACCACCCACGCAGGATGGTCCGTTTCGGGCACGTTGCTGGACACGAAGTTACCGTCCGTCACAGAAAAGGGAATGACCATAATTGCGGTCATAGCAGCTCCTCTGCGGCAGCGCGGCGCTCTTCGATGAGGCGAATCCGGCGCAGGTCAGTGCCTCGGTTTTTCGCAAGCTGCGTGTTTTCGTCCCGCATCCGCGCAACCTCCATCGTGAGTTTTTCGACAAGCATTTCAAGTCGAGCGTTATCACCGCCCGACATCATCGCGCGTGTCTGTGGCGCGCTGTAGATGCGGGACGGCCCTGTGACCTCAAGCTCAGGCCCATTCTCGCCAACCATGCGCAAACCGCCCATGTGCGTTCCACCCGTAGCGAATGCAGGCACTGCCCCCATTCCCGCGATCTGGGCGCGCAGTCCGTTAATCTGCTGATTGTACGCCGCTGGAATTTGTCCGAGGGCCATCAGTTGCGCCTCAAGTCCGTTTGGGCCTCGGAACGCGGAATTAAACCCTGCAAGATCAGAACCGCTGCGGTAGCTGACGTGAGACGCCTGATAGTTCACGTTACCCCCTGCGTGAAAACCCATCACCGCATCGCTGGACCCGTTGCGGATATCCACGCCAGTCCGCGCTTCAAGATCACGGATCTGACCCATTACGCCTGCGGCCTCGTCAATTGCAGTCTGACGTGTGCCCGCTACCGTTCCGAGTTGCGCCTGAAGCCCCGCAAGATACTGGGCGCGCGCGGCTGCTGCTGCACGGTCGGCCATGTCCGCGCGGATTTGGTCCGCCAGTGCATTTAGGCTTAATTGCAGTCCCGCCATGGGAACTGTGATTGCTGCGCGCGTTGTGGTCGCATACCAAGTCTGGAAGCCCGTTGACGGGTCAAACTGGAACGAGCCGCCAAGCGTAATTCTACCGTCCACACTGCCGCCGATGGCGTCAATAATGCTGCGCTGCGCTGCTGTCGTGTCTGTCGCGTAGGTCGCGCGCATGACCACATTGCGCAAGACCGCAGTATCCGCTCCAAGGTCAAGCAGGGCGATCTGGCGCTGCGCATTGGTCAGCCTGTCATCTGCGATAAGTTCCAACGTGCTAACATGGCTGCTCGTACCAGTCAGCGCCAGCCACCGCAGATCAGGCGTAAGGTCAGGTGCCCGCACGATGTAGTCGATGGTCGCGGTGATGCCCGTGGCAGTATTGGCCAGAAGGTCGCGGATCGGCTGCGGGATATCTGCGTCCGCAATCAGATCAACCGACACCGAAAGGCGCTCCTGCAAGAACGCATAATTGATCATTTCGGCGGCTTTGATCGCACCCTCAAGCGCGCCCATCTGCGCGTTCAGCCCGTCAATATCATCGGCAGACAGATCACCGCTGTTGATTGCATCGCGCACACCCTCAAGCAGATCTACCTGCTGACCCATCAGTCCAGCGATCACGTCATGCCGCGCGCCCTCGATATCCGACACACCGCCCGCCAGTTGCAAGTCCGAGATCACGCGCGCCTCCGCCCGCGCGACTTCCAGCGCTGTTGTCGCAGTGGCCTTGGTGTTGTCCAGCAGCGTGCGAGCCGCCGCGCCCAAACCTGCCGCCGCGCCGCTATCCCCCGCCATAGCCGACGCAAGAAGCGTCTGAAACCGCGTTTCGGAGAACTCCCGCGCCTTAGCACCGGAGATCAAAGCCCCGGCAGTGCTGCGCATATCCGTGATGACGCCGCGCAGGGTGTCGGCTGTCCGATACCACAGCGCCGCCGCCTGCTCATTTGATCGCATTGCGGTCGTGGCTTCACCGATGATTGTGTCAATCTCCGTGCTGATCGCTCCCACCATCGCCGCAATTTGCGCCGTGAAGCTCGATACGGCGGGCAGGACGGCATCAAGTGCGCTCGACAGGGAAACTAGCGACGCATACATGCTCCTGCCGCTCTCCGTGGTCAAATCCAGAATATCGACCATCGCGCGGAACTGGTCGCGGGTTTGTGGCGTCGTGACACCCAAAGCCGAGAACTGTGCTTCGATCTGGCGTTGTGCTGTGGCGAACCGTTCTGCCTCGCTGTAGAAGCCGGTGAAAAATGCTGTGGTTGCTGCGTTCATCGCTTGAATACCGCCAAACATGGCAGCAAAGTCCGACGCCGTACCAGCGCCGATAACAGTAGCTTCTCGCAGTGTGTGGCCGAGCGTATCCATCATAAGATTAACCGCGCCGAGATCACTTGCGAGCCGTGTCAGTGTATCGCCAGCTTCTTCGCCCTCGCGCATGAATTGCTCAAGGTCTGGGGTCAGTGCAGCAAACGCGTTCCCGATGCCGTTCAGAGCTTCTACCACGGCGCGCTGTGCGTCTTCTTCGCTCAAGCCCTTCGTAGATATCTGGACCTCATGCGCAAAGGCCTCATACGCATCAGCGCCCACGCCGATCGAGCCTGCTGCGTCAAGAACGCTGCCCTGCATCTGTGCCACAATAGCTTCGAGAGGATCAGCGACACTGGCCTCCGCCGCAGTGAATGACGTGCTGACCTTCTTGGACAAACCCCAAAACTTCTTCTTTTCGATGGTGCTGAATGTCTCAACTAGCGTGTCCATACCGTCGATAGTGACGCGCAGTCCTGCGTCCAGCTCTTTGGTTTTGGACTTGAAGAACGAGAATACCGCCGCCACAGCCAGCAGTGGTGCCGCAATTGCGCCTATTGCGCCCGCGATGGCCGTTCCTGTTCCCGTTGCGAAAGCTGTACCAACCTGCGCGCCAATCGCACCAAACCCGCCAGACAAGCCACCGCCCAAAAACCCGCCCACCGAGTTCATAAAGCCCCCTGCTAGGGCGCTGCCGATACCGCCAAGCCCGCCCAGAGCGCCGCCTGCGCCAAGTATTCCGCCGCCGGGGGCGGTTGCCGCTGCTGCGGTGCCGCCGATGCTACCACCCATTCCAAGGCCAATGGTGATCTTGTTTTTGATCGCAGTTGCGGCCATTTGCCTGAGCGTGTTTTTGAAAATATCCACAAGCCCGGACATGCCGCCTTTGAAGCCGTCAATCATGTAATCGACCATAGAGCCGAAGCCCTGTGCAAGCGTTTGCTCTGCGGAATCTAGCGCCGCCTCGCCTGTCTGCGTCACCTGATCAACAAGCGCACCCGTCTTGCCGTCTATGCCGACGATCAGGCCATCTACGCTATGCGCGCCCAGCTTTGCGAACTCCTTGGACGGCGACTGGATGCCCAGCTTATTCTTTAGTCCGTCGAGCATTCCAGCGCCCAAGCTGGTGACAGAGTTTTTAATGTCCGCAGCTTTGGATTTGATGCTGCCGGTGATGCCCGCAATGATATTGCCGCCAATCTCTTTCGCCGCAGTAAGTACGTTGGATGCAAGATCCTTTATGGTCTGCAAAATGTTCGCGGCAAAATCCACAACAAATGCAACCGCTGCGTCGAGCGGGCGCGTGACGTATTCCTTCGCGGCGGTCCATGCTCCTGCCCAGTCACCGTTTAGGATCGCGTCCACCACCGCCACCATCGAAGTTACCTGCGCAACGACGAACTCCCCAACGGCCATCGCCACTGGCATGATCGCGTCGAAAGCTGCTGTAACCAGATCAAACGCCGCCGCAAGCGCGCCCGTAATGCCGGGGAACTTCGCGCTGATCTCCTCCCAGTTGGTGTATAGATAAACGCCCGCCGCCGTGACGCCTGCCACAGCCGCTGCCATTGCGATGAACGGGGATGCCGCGATAGCTGCCGCTGCTGCAAGAGCGCCGAGGGCGATTGCCACCTCGTCGATACCAGACCAGCCCATGAGGGCCGTTGCCGCCGCACTAATCTGCTCAACCGGGATGGCGTTTGCAAAATAAGTAGCCGCGTCCGCCGCTTTCTCCATCACTGGCACGAGAACAGTCAACAGCGCATCGCCAACGCCTATTTGCAGGTCCGCAAACCGCGACTGCACCACCTTTAGGCGCTGATCCATATCCTCGGACATTTTGCCAAATGCGGTGTCGGTTGCGCCTGCCTTGCCAGCCATATCGTCCAGAATAGCCGCCATGTCCGCGCCAGCGGTGCCAGCGAGTGCGAGTGCTACCTTTGTGGCCTCGGTGCTGCCGAACAGCGTGCGCATAGCGTCAGCGCCGCCTCCTGTAGCCTCAACCGCATCCGCCATGAATTGCGCGAAACCTTTTGTTTCAAGCGCCGCCGAATTGAACTCAAGGCCCAGAGATGCAGCCAAGTCGCTTGCTTGCTTGCTTGGTCCGATGATCGATGTCAGCGCGGCATTGATGCCCGTGACACTTTCGGATGTGTTGATGCCGCCCTTGGTGAGCGCCGCCGTGGCCGCTGCTACTTCGTCAAAACTCAATCCCAGTTTTTGCGCCAACGGCAGAACCTGCCCCAAAGATGCCGACAATTCGGGGATCGTGGTCACACCAGCCCGCACAGCCACGAACAGCGCGTCCGACGCTTCCGCAGCGGTCAGCCCGCTATCTGCATAGACGTTTGTGGCGCTGGTCAGGATGCCGACCGCCGATGCAACGTCCGTGACGCCCGCAATGGCAAGTCTGTTCGCGGTATCCAGCAACATAGTTGCTTCCGCGCCCGCCTCCGCGCCGCCTGAAATAGCCTGATAGTACGCCTTTGCCTGCTGTGTGGCGCTGGTTCCGTATGCCTTGGCGAAGTTGCGCGTGGCAACCTCAGCCGATTTCATCTGCGCGGGAGTTCCTTCGATCAACGTCGAGACTTCGGACATGGCCGCGCCGTATTCCCGCGCCTGCCGGATGCCGTTGGATGCCCACGACACGGCCCCCAGAGCCACCAGTGCGCCCGCTGCGACCTTAGCCGCCGCGCCGACACCGCCCAATGCTTTGCGCGTGCGTGTTTCCGTGCGCTCGCCTTCGCTGGTCAGCCGTTGCAGATCGCCACGCGCGGCACGCAAGCCAGACGTATTTGCAGAAAGTACAAGCTCGGCAAATGATGTGGCCATAGGGTGAGTCCTTGTACATGCGCGGAACCCGCCCTAACTTCAGGACGAACCAACGGAGAATTTCAGATGAAAAAGATTGCCCTGGCGCTTGTCGCCGTAGCCACGGTTGCCGCTTGCGCCTCAACGCCAGCCGCTCCCGTCAAAATTGATAACGCCCTAGCCGCGCGCGCGACGAAGGATATCCGCGTAAAGCTGCGTGACCCTGCCAGCGGAGATTTTCAGAACTTCCGTGCCTACGATGTAGCAAATGGCGAAAAGGCAGTATGTGCCAGCGTGAACGCCAACAACGCGATTGGCGGTAAAACAGGGTTCAAGGACACCGTGATTTTCTATCGGGGCGGCCAGCACATCGTTTTCTTTGACGATCCGGCTGCATATGAATGTGCGAACCTTGCGCGCGGCACGTCCGCGCGGTTTTGACACCCCGCTAACGGGATGCCTTTGGCCTATCCACCGGAGCAATCGCCAGCGCGTTGACGCCGTTCTCGCGCTCTACGTGGTAGGCTTTGCACATATCAGACAAGATGCTGGTATCGTCTGCGTCCAGCCCCTTGGCTGTGGCGTATGGCAACAGAATATCCCAGTCCGTTGGGCCTTCCGACATACCGTTGTTGCGAGTCGGTCCAAGATCGAAAAACAGATCGACAAGGTATTCCTCGGGGTCAAGTTCCGGCAGACCAAAGTCAGTAACGCCCGCATCTTTCCATTGATCCAGACGGCACCGCTTTTGATCTTTTGGAAATGCGTGGAGGTAGCCAAGCTGTTTCGCGTAGAGGGTTAGCCCTTCGGCGCGTTTCCCATCCGATTCGCCTGCTTACTAGCAAACTCGCCGATCTGCTTTGCAAACGGGTTGTTCTTCATTTCGAAAACTGGCGATCCGTCTTTGTCCAGAACAGCCTCGCCGTCCGCATCTTCTTTCACACCCATTTCTGGGAATGTCAGGTCAAGGAACCACATGGCGTCTTCGGCTGTCGCAGGCTTGGCCCCGTTCATCACGTTCTCAAAGCCCACAATGAAGGGTGCAGCGCCTTCGCATAGCTGGTTGTGAACGTCCTCCATAACGCGCGCTTCTTCATCATCCGCAGCATCGCCCTTGGCCTTCTTAGACATAATCGCCGCTTTTTGCTTGGCGCGCATGTTTGCCTGTACCGACTTGGACGCGGTGCCGCGCACGATCACACGGCAAGGCTTGTCGTCGTCCATCATCGGCTCGCCTGTCCACGGGTCCATGATCTGCATGGGCGATCCTGTTTCGGCATGAGCGCGGCTGTTGTACTTGTTGAAGTCCATCTGAAAAATCCTTGGGTTCTGGTTCATGGTGAGGGGCAGCGGCGAACCATTCCGCCACCCCTCGATTACCCGCCGAAGCGGATTGATTATGCAGGCTCTTCGTCTTTGATCGTCAGAGCGTTCTGCTTGAAGTTGTAGACGAAACCTTCATAAGAACTGTCCGTCGCTTGGTTCTCTTGGTACGAGTGAACGTAGCCCTGCGCGTACTCCACAGGATCGGTTGCCACCAAAGCAGCAGCAGCGCCAGAGCCTGTGCCAATCTTGATCGCACACGCCCCGCTAGCGCCGTCGCACAGCGTCTTGAACGCAGCTTGGCCCGTCGCCAAAACACTGCCGTCGATGCGGTTTGACCCTTGGCTGTCCACACCGGACGCCGCGCCCTTCGTACCTTTGGTAAAGCCTGATTTCAGGTCTGGCACATCGATGTTGTTGTTGGTCACACCGAACTGCGGGAGTGTCTCAGGGAACTCCAGCTCAACCCATGTGAGGGCCTCGAAGCCCGCCGCGTCATTGGTCGCGGGGAGCGTGGTAGAGAAGTAGATCGTTTTACCGATGTTGTTCCGGGTAGCCATGATATTGCCCTTTCATTTGGCAAAGCGGACAGGCCTGCCGTAGCAAGGTGTTGCTGTCCAAAGTTGAGTGAATTGCCTACCGTTCGCCCCTTGGGGCAGCCCGCAGGCGGGGCAAATCAGTCGGCGTCGACCCAGCCGATTGCGCGCCATGCGGCGGCATCTTTTTGCAGCGGCCGGGCGATTGCGCCAATCTCGCCGTTGCTGGCTTTGGTGTTTTTCAAGGTCGCGCGCTTTGATGGCTGTGGTACATCCTCGCCATCATCTTCGCGCTGTTCTGTCTTGGGTGAAAACTTCTTCATGTCGTGATCCTTATGATGCCCAATAATCAATCTGGACGCTAACACGCCAGTCGCTTTCATCGCGCATGGCCTGCATAATATTAGGTGCGTCCAGTACCGTGACCGCACCAGTATCGTCGGTGAGCCTAAGTGCCTTCGGAAAGTGCGCCGCTATGTTGTCTGCAATTGTCTCGGCTGGTCCGCTGAACTGGTCTAGATCGGCAACCACCGTGACCTGCATAAACCCGCGCGCCATTACGCCCCCGCTGCCGTTGATTGTCGTGTTGCGTCGCGATACCCGCACCATCTGCACCGCCAGATAAGGCCGCGCCATGGTTTCCGGCTTGTCCTGATTTTCGTACAGTATCGGCGGCACATCAGGCATCGCCTTAAGCCGTGCGCGCAGAACGCGGGAGATGTCGGATTCCTGCATCAGACTTCCTTTGCGCGCTTGGCGACAAATTCGGGGAACTTGCGTGCGTTGGCCCCGACAAAGTGCCTACCTCTAATCTTCGAGTTGCCGACTTCCTGCACCAGCGCATGATCTGCGGTCCATGCGAATTTGAGAGTGTCGCCAATGTCAAAGCCTGCGATTGCCACCGTGTAGCTGTTCTCGCCCTTGATCCCGTCACTGGTCAGGCTGTTAATCAACTCGGATTCTGCCACGGGGATCTTGCCTTCCTCAAAGGTGCCGCCCTTGGTTATGCCGCGCGATGGCGTCATAGCAGCCTCCATCACGTCTTGGATCGCCTCCGCTGCGACATAGCGCATATTCTTGACGGTCATTTTCTCAATGTCTTTGAGTTGAGCCGTGAAAGATTTGGCCATGTCAGTCCCTCGGCAGTTTCACGCGATGGATTGCAACGCACCTGCACCCGATAGAGTGAGCCGCGCCGCCCGCTGGATCGTGTGGGTACTTCATGCGTGCGCCATCGGGGAAATTGAACGTTTCGCCAAGCTGGATAACCGTGCCATCCATCGCCACGTGATCGTCACGCGGGTTGACGGATAGGTTATGCTGCCAACGCACCGTGACGCTTTCGACGTTGCCGCCTTCGAGCATCTGCCGATAGCTTTCATCGCGTCCGGTCGCCTGCGCAATAAACGCCTCGTTGCGCGCCACCGTCTTTGCGCGGTTGCCTGTGGCCTTGGCCTTGTAAGCATCGGTCACGCGGTCCACGTCGGCCTGCGATAGCGCGCGCCCGTCATCGATCGCCTTGCGCACCAGCTTATCGAAACGGCGGTCGCTTTCCTTGTACCGCGCCGATCCGCCCTCGAAATACTCCGCAATGCGCGCCGGATCGCGCAACATGCTGCGGATATTGATTGCTCGGTCTGTTTGCGGCTGTGTAAGCCCCAGCACGCCACCGACCCGCCTGTTGCCTACCCTACGCCCAGCCAAGTCGCGGGCAACGCCTGTGAGCGCCCTATTTGACGCCAGCCCGTCTGAGATAACCTTGCGCGCGTTTATAATTGCATCGTCGCTGATATTCGTGACCAACGCCGCCGCCTGTTCTGTTGCCAATGCCACTGCACGGGGATGAGCGCCGTCGAACGAAAAGCGCCCCGCCAAGCCCTTCGGCAAGTCCTGCGTCACCGCCAGCCCACCGCCAATGAATGCGTCCTGAATGGCGCGTTGCAGCGGGTACAGCGTGCCCTGATCCAGCCGGAACAGTTGCGCCGCCGCTTCGATGTTGCCCGCCTCTAGCAACCGGATCAGCGCCGCCGTGTCGATTGCCCCGCTGGCCTTTGCCATGGCTTCCACGAACGCCTTGCGGATGGATGCGGTTTGCGTGCGGAGGAGCTGCTCAATGCGACGTTGTTGGGCTGTCTTTGCCATGATCTACCGCCGCTGTTTAGGGGTGTCAGTCTTTTGCGGCCAAGGCCATCACATAGCCCAGCATGAACGCCGCTTCTATCTGCCGATCATAGGCCGCGAACACTTCCGGCGCAATCATGTGCATTGCCCAGTGCGCCTCTGCGGTGCGTCCGGCGTCTATGTGCGACTGGACCAACCACCTGTGCGAGAAGTGCGTCAGTGACGCTATTTCTGACGCTGTGGGCGGGTTAATCGGCAATGAGGATCGTATACATCAACGCCACGCCAGCCGGTGCCAGCGTTTCAACGTCCGAGACCTGTTCAAACCGCGTCTGGCTTGTCACATCATCGGCTCGCGTTCCGATTGCAACGTAGTCCGATTTCAGAGGCTCCACAATCCCGCCGCCGATTTTCAGCGTGGTCATCGTGACGCCGATCAGCGTTCCGGCAGCATCGCGGATATGGCGCTTGCCCTGATATGCAACAACCTCGATATACTGCGGGGGCGTCACGGGATCGTCAGGGTCGGTGCGTGGCGTTGCCCTGCGTATCGTGCAGTAGAGCGGGCCGTTGCCGGTCGCGTTGCCCACCTCGATATAGGCGGCGCGGATCTCGGCGGCTATGTCGTCTCCGGCGCTCATGACCGCAACAACGTCTTGGTATTGCCGCCGATAAATGGCCGCATCATGCCTTCAATCCGCGTGCTTTTAGGCACCTGTGATCCGCCCTTGCGCCCGGTGAACTCCCAACGAATATCGCCAACGCCTGTTAGCACCTTGTCACCCGCATCGCTGTAGGTTTTGGAGAACACGTTAGGCTCTGCCAACTCCATCCGCGCGGCCTCATACGTTGCGGCCTCTACTGCGTCTGGCAAGGGGTCCACGAACGCAGGCAAGAACCGCGCCACATACTCCGCAGAGATGTAGTCACCAGCCCGCACAAGCGCCGCCTCTGCACCTACATCCGCTGTTGCT